GCAAATCAAGCCAATTATCAGGGCCAATTCCAAGCGGCTAACGTGCAATCAGGTGCGGCTGGTGGTCTTCGCGGTCTTGGATCAACGATGTTCGGTCAGGGTATGCGTGGGCTTGAAATGCAGCAAGCGGCGGCTGCTAGAGCGCAAGCGGCACAACAAGCAATGCTGGATGCGTCTCGCAATCAAACACTGGCAAACCTTGGCTACCCCGGTCAGGCACTGCAAACAGGCTCTAATATACTTGGAGGACTTCCTGGGTCTAGAGTTACGCAATCCGGAACGCCGGGATTGTTTGGTTCTCTGGCAACCATTGGAAGCCTTCCCGGCTTTGGGTAATTAAATGGAATTAACGCAACGAGACCTACTAGCAAAGACACTGCAAGCCGAGGCTGGAAACCAAGGCTATAATGGCATGGTGGCTGTTGGTTCTGTAATTATGAACCGTCTTGCTGGCGGCAGTGATCTCGGCAAAGTTATTTTGAAGCCGGGTCAGTTCTCTGCGTGGAATAGCGTAACTGGTTATGCTGGCGGCGAACAGGGTCAAGACATGGACTTCACGCCAAGTGCAAGGTCGTATGAAGTTGCTGACGCCTTGCTTTCTGGTAATTATGAAGACCCGACAGGCGGTGCCACCCACTACTATAACCCACAGATTTCCGATCCAACTTGGGGTCAATCTGGAGGTGGTGATTGGCAAACCATAGGTCAACACGTTTTTGGAAAAGCAAATATGGCAGGTCCAAAACCAATTCCCAACAACGGGACAATGACGGAATCTTTGGAAGCCAAAATCTTTGGAGGAGCTTCAGCAATGGACGGACAATCTACAGGCCGCAATATGCAGCAGCCAAGCGCCATTCAAATGCAGAAAATGCAACAACAGCAAGGCTCTGGTGGGTTGATGGGTTTTCTTCGTGATCCACGAACACGCGAGGCATTTGCTTCGATGGATGTTTCTGGTCGTTTGGGCGGAATACAGCAACGGGCGTCCGCTGATGTAGAGCGCATGAACGTGCGTGAAAAGGACAACCGAACCGCTGAATGGCTTTCAACACAACCCGGTGGTCAAAAGTATGCTGATGCAATTAGGATTGGTTCTTTATCAGGCTCAGAGGCTTATTCACAGTATATTTCTGACACCCAATCAAAAGGCGTTAAAGTGGGTGAGAAGTTGGTCGATCCAGTAACGGGCAAAGTTATCTATGAAGATACAGACGCTGCTGGTGTTCTCGATAAAGATAAACTGACTATGCTCAACAGCGTTAATGATGATTTAAGAGCGCGTGTGAAGCCGTTTGAGGAAGTGCGCGATGGATTTGAGCGAATAAAAACTTTTTTTCAAAATCCAAGTGGTGTTTCCGATTATGCTTTGGCTGTTGCGTTTGCTAAAATTCTTGACCCCGGTTCCGTAGCCCGTGAGGGAGAAGTTGCAGCCGTGGCAAATGCTGGTGGTGGTCTGCAAAGTTTGGTTGAGGCTTCGGTTAATTTTATGCTGGGTGAAGGTTCATTGCCAGAACCAGTACGGCGAAACATCATGAACTTGTCAAATCAATCATATAGGCAGCAAGCTGAAATTGCTAAACGTGTTATTGCTGATGCAGAGACTATTCTCGATGGCGCGGGTATCGACAAAAAATTCATGTATAAAATATCAATTCCACCAGCCCCAGAATTGGTTATTCCGCAAGAATCACCGGAATCTGGTGCGCAGCCAAATGGCATAATCACGAAATCTGCTTTAGACGCTGGACTTACGCAAGAAATATGGAATCAAATGACCCCAGACGAAATAGCGACATATCCGTAAGTTTATCAAGGAAAACGATTATGGCGACTCAAGAACAAATAGATGCTGCTGAAAGAATAAAGCAAAGATTAGCAACTCACAGTGCCCCGAAGGATGTGGACACAACTCCCACACAAAGAACGCGGTCTTTGCTTCAGGGCGTGACATTCGGTGGCGCTGACGAATTAGAAGCGTTTTTTAGGTCTTTAGGTTCGGAAGACTACAAAACGGCTTTAAATGAAATTCGTGGAGGTTTAGCGGCTTACAAAGAAGCTCGTCCCGGCGAAGCACTTGCTTTTGAAGTTGGCGGTGCAGCAGCACCAGCAATCTTAGCGTCATTGTTTACTGGCGGTGCAAGCCTTGCTGCACTTGGGGCTAGATTCCCGACATTGGTTAATGTTGCTAAAACGCTTGGTATCGCGGGTGCTGAAACTGCCGCTGGTGCAACTGTAGTTGGCGGCATTCAAGGCGGACTTACTGGTGCGCTAAGTGGTGAAAGCCCAGAAGAAAGATTAAGAGGTGCTATAGAAGGAACTTTAATTGGAGCGCCTTTAGCTCTCGGAGTTGATAAACTTGCACCCATTGCAACTGAATTTGTTGTTGGTTTGGTTGATATTGCGCGTAGAAAGTTGGGCAATAAAGCCGGGGCCGCTGTTGAAAAAGAAGTTCAACGTCTTGCGCAAGAGGCTGGCATAACCCCAGAACAAGCTGTCAAAGAATTGTTGGAAGGACGGTTGCTTGCGGAAAATGCAACCCTTCGTGATGCTGTTAGAAGTTTCAGAGCTACAGGTGGACCTGCTGCAACCAGATTAAAAGAGGCTTTAGAGCCACGAACAAAAGAAACTCGCGGTGCGGCTGTTGCCGAGTTGGAACAATATTTGGCTGGTGTGCAGGGCGAAAATATATTGAAAAGTCAAATGGCTAAACTTACATCATTAAAAGATGAGGCAAGCGAGCTATATAACGGACCTTGGGCGCAACAAAAAGTTTCTCCAGAACTTTCGGCAGAATTGCAGAAGTTGTTTAACAGGGTTCCATCGGCTTTTGATGAAGTCATAACCGCTATGAAGGCAAGGGGTGACGAACCTTTTTTCAAAATGGTTGATGGTGCTTTAGTTGTGACCGGGGAGCCAACAATTGCTCAAGCTGAACGTGTGCGCCGAGCAATAGCAAACCGCGCAAACAAACTTTGGAGTGAAGGGCAAGGCGATGCTGGCTCCGCGTTTACAGAAGTTGAAAGCACTTTGCGTAATATGATCGACAACGTAAGCGATGAAACACGCGCCGCCCGTGAAACTTACAGAGAAATGTCAAACCAAAGTGATGCGTTTGATTTAGGTCGTAAAGATATGAAGGCCACGCCAGACGTAGATCAAGTTGAAATTAACTTCGATAAAGTGATGGCACAAGGTGGAGAAGAGCTAAAGGCTTATCGCACTGGCATCATGTCTTCTTTGCGGCGTATGCTTTCATCTGGTTCAGCGGCTTCTACGATTAAAAAGTTGTTAAATGAAGATAATGCTCAAGGGCAAATGTTGAGAACTGTTTTTCCAGAGCAAAACTTGGAGCAAATGTTGCAGAAATTGTCTGTTGCAAAAGAGGCTAATGAGGCAGCTAATCAAATATTAGGTCAAAGCCCCACTGCAATAACTAATGAACAAATCAAAAGACAAGGTGGCGAAATTGGGATCATGGATTTAGCGGAAGCTAGTTCGTTTAATGTTTTCGCAATAACAAGACTTGCTTCAAACTTGCTTAAAAAAAGCAAACCAGAACTTACTGACCGACAACGGTTGGAAGTGGTTAATGTTTTGGTTTCAAGAGACCCTCAATATGTTCAGTCTATTTTAAAAGATGAAACTGGTTTGGCTAAACTGCAAGCGGCATTGGAAAAAATTGCTAACGCGGCTCAAGCTGGTACACAACGGGTTGTTACTCAACAAGCACCAGCAATACCGGAAAAAATAACTGGCGCATTTGGCGCGGGACCGCAGTGATAAAGGGACTATAAAATGCGTATTGAACCAATGGATAAAGACACGGTTGAAGGCATCGTCCAGAAGGCGGTGCAAGATGCTGTTGATTTTATCGAAAGCGAAATCTCTGAACCACGGATCAGGGCGCAGCGTTATTTCGATGGCAAGGTCGATATTGGGCATGAGCAAGGTCGGTCTAAAGTTGTGGCTACAAAATGCCGTGATGTTGTTCGCGGTATAAAACCATCTATTCAGCGCGTATTTCTAAGCACAGAAAACCCGGTTGAGTTTGTGCCTCGTATGCCAGAGGATGTCCCCGTTGCGGAGCAAATGACCAAATACGCCAACTATAAGTTTCAGCAAAACAATGGCTATCGTATGCTGAACGATGTTTTCCAAGACGCTATGGTTAAAAAGTGCGGCATTGCCAAGGTGATGTTTGAAGACAAGACGAAAAGCGAAATCTATAGCTATACTGGATTATCTGCTGAAGAATTTATGTTTTTGGCAGAGGAAGACGATGTTGAAGTATTAGAGCAAACAATAACGCAAGAAATTGAAATTGACGAAATGGGCGTTGAAATAGAACGTCCAATTTATGATGTTAAGATCAGCCGCACGGTTTCTGACGGCGACATTCTTATTACGTCAGTCCCGCCAGAAGAATTCTTTGTGGATAGAAATGCTCGTAGCATAGACGATTTCTTTGTGGTTGGACACCGCACCGACATGACCATTGGCGACTTGCTGGCTATGGGTTACGAGGAAGACGAAATCCAAGGCTTGACCGGGACTATCTCAACAATGGAGTCTGAGGCTGAATTTGAGCGCCGTGGCTATACGATTGATGAAGACGATGATGAAAGCGTTGATCCTACATCTAAGAAAGTTGTCGTGACGGAAGCCTATATGAAGGTTGACGCTGAAGGTTTGGGTATCCCGCAACTTTATCGTTTTGTCTTGGCTGGTGCTGGTTATAAGATGCTTTCTTATGATTTAGCTGATGAAGTGCCGTTTGCTGTTTTTGAAATTGATCCTGAACCACACGCATTTTTCGGAAGATCGTTGGTTGAGCTAGTACAAAATGACCAAGACGCGGCAACATCAATGCTGCGTGGTGTTCTTGATAACGTGTCATTGACTAACAATCCCGGCCTAGAAGTTGTCGAGGGTCAAGTTTCGATTGACGATCTTCTCAATAACGAGATCGGTCGAATTGTGCGAGTTAAATCTCCCGGTGCAATTCGTGAGCAAGTTGTGCCGTTTACTGCGGGTTCTACGCTCCCAGCTTTGCAATATTTCGATATGCTTGTTGATAACAAAACGGGCGTTTCTAAGGCTGCACAGGGGCTTGATCCAGATGTATTGCAGTCAGCCACAGCCACAGCCGTTGCGGCTACTATGGAAGGCGCTGCGGGTCAGGCAGAGGTCATGGCGCGTAATTTAGCCGAAGGCGGTATGCGTCAGCTATTTAGATTGATTGCTTCGACCATTATTAAAAATTCTGACAAAGAAGAAATCATCCGCCTAAACAACCAATTCGTTGCTGTTGATCCGAGGGTCTGGAACGCAGACATGGATATCATAG